GGAGTTAATGGTGACTTCAACGAGATGGCATTCTCCATCGAGAAAGTTACTGTTACTGCTAAGTCAAGAGCACTAAAAGCAGAGTACAGTTTGGAACTAGCACAAGACCTTAAGGCAATCCACGGATTGAATGCTGAGGCTGAGTTAGCAAACATACTTTCTTCAGAGATCCTTGCAGAGATTAACAGAGAAGTTATTAGAACTATCTACAAAACTGCAGAAGCAGGTTCACAAGTCAATGTTGCAAACAGTGGTTTCTTTAACCTAGATGTTGACTCCAATGGTAGATGGTCAGTTGAGAAGTTCAAAGGACTTCTATTCAACATAGAGAGAGATGCAAACAGAATTGCACAGAGAACTCGTCGAGGAAAGGGTAACATCATCCTTACTTCTGCTGATGTTGCTTCTGCTCTAACTATGGCAGGTGTACTTGATTACACTCCTGCATTAAATGCAAACTTACAAGTTGATGACACAGGCAATACATTTGCAGGTACAATCAATGGTAAGTACAGAGTGTACATCGACCCATTCTCAGCAAACAGTGCTCAAAATCAGTACTATGTTGTAGGATACAAAGGTACATCACCTTATGACGCAGGATTATTCTACTGCCCTTATGTACCATTACAGATGGTAAGAGCAGTTGGAGAGAACTCCTTCCAACCAAAAATTGGATTTAAGACAAGATACGGTCTTGTTTCAAACCCATTCGCTGAAGGTACTGCTCAAGGTCTTGGTAGAATTACTTCTAACAGTAACAGATACTACCAGAGAACTGTAGTTCAAAACCTAATGTAAGCAAGTTGCTTATATACTCCAAAGACACCCCTCGCAGGGTGTCTTTTTTTATGCTACAATATAAATATAAACATCTATTAAGAAATGTTATGGATGATGACAGAGACTTACTTGCAGAATTAGCAGAGGCGATAGCACAAGGTCCTATCATCTTCACTCCAGACGAAGAATTTTTGAAAAGAATAAACGATAAAAAAGAGGACTAAATAACAGTAGGAGAGAACTGTTTGAATGACCAATTCCTTTTACGACAATCAAATAAAGAATAGGAATTTTCTGTCACCATCTGGGTTTCAGTTCAATCTTGCTAGAGCACCGAAGGTAGATTTCTTTTCTAACTCAACTAGAATACCTGGCATTCAGTTAGGTAATATTGATGTAGGAAATTATCTAAAGTCGATTCCTGTACCAGGTGATCAAATACAGTTTGAGGATCTCACTCTACAATTTTTAGTAGATGAGAACATGGAAAACTACTTAGAAATCCATAACTGGATTTACTCATTAGGTTATCCTAAGTCTGTTGATCAGTTTGGAGACTTGATTCGTGCTGACGATAATCAATTTGTTATAGACAATTTAAGACAGTTTAGTGATGGAACACTAACAGTTTTAAATAGTAACTTTGTTCCTATGTCATACATTAAATTTAAAGATCTATTTCCAGTATCTTTATCTACTTTGGAATTCACTGCAAGTGAAACTGATTACTCGTATTTTACAGCAACGGTTACATTCAAATATCTAATCTATGAAATCCTTGACACCAAGTTCAAGGTTAGAACATCATCAATTACAACATGAATCTTGAGACTATACAAAGTATGTGGGAAAAAGACTCACAGATTGACCAAATTAAAATTCACGACGAAGCAGCAAAGATCCCAATGTTACATGCAAAGTACTGGGATGTTTACAATGCTCTAAAATTATTAAAAGAGAAAGCAACAGCACAAGAATATAAGGTTAAGTTAGATCGGCACAACTATTACACAGGAAAATCCGACCCTTCAGTGTATCAGGCCGAACCATTTCCATATAAAGTAAGAGAGAAAGATTCAGTAAAAAGGTACATGGATGCTGACGATAAGGTACAGACCATAGTATTGAAGATAAGATATTACGATGTAATGTTAACATACTTAGAAGATATTATCAAACAGATTAATAGTAGAGGGTTTCAATTAAAGAATATTATTGATTGGCAAAAACTATCAGGATGATGTCAGACATTATTATCTCAAAAAAGAATGAAGTCTATTTAAAGATAATATCAGAACCTCATGTTGCCCATGAGTTGTCTGACCAGTTTACATTCGATATACCTGGTGCAAAGTACATGCCACAGTATAGGAATAGACACTGGGATGGTAAGATAAGATTATTTAATTTACAGAAAGGAGAGATATATGTTGGATTACTTGATAAGATAGTATCGTTCTGTAAGAATCATAATTACGATTATAAATTTGAAGACAGTAAGTTCTATGGCACTCCATTTGAAGTCAATGATATGATTTCTATGGAAGGTGTCAAGGATTATATGAATGCTATATCTAAGATTCCTCCAAGAAGTTATCAAATTGAGGGAGTATACGATGCTCTAAGACACAACAGAAGACTACTGATAAGCCCAACAGCCTCTGGCAAATCGTTGATGATTTACTCATTAGTGAGGTACTTCGCAGAGCAAAAGAAAAAGACTCTGATAGTTGTTCCAACGACATCTCTGGTAGAGCAGATGCATAAGGACTTCGTATCTTACGGTTGGGATGCTGATACATATTGCTCCAAAATTTATGCGGGTCGTGAGAAAGAAGTAGATACTCCTGTTGTCATTACCACCTGGCAATCTATCTATAAACTTCCCAAGATATACTTTGAAAAGTTTGAAGTTGTCATAGGTGACGAGGCACATCAGTTCAAATCTGCGTCGCTCGTAAAGATTATGACAAAATTGCATGAAGCAAAGTATCGTTATGGGTTCACTGGTACACTAGATGGCACACAAACACATAAACTTGTCCTAGAAGGACTGTTCGGACCTTCATATAAGACAGTTAAGACACATGAATTGATGGAGAAAGGGTATCTTGCTAAGTTAAATGCTAAAATTATACTATTAAAACACCCTATGAGTGGTAAAGTATGCTTTGATACCTATGAAGAGGAGATACAATACCTTATATCACATGAAAAAAGGAATAATTTTATTAAAAATCTAGCATTAGACCTTAAAGGTAACACCCTGATACTGTATAGTAGGGTGGAAACCCACGGTCAAATCATATATGATCTAATAAATAGTAGTGACGATCGTAAAGTGTTCTTTATTCATGGTGGAGTAGATGTTGAAGACAGAGAACAAGTTCGTGAAATAACAGAGAAGGAGACAAATGCAATCATTGTTGCCTCTTATGGTACTTTCTCTACAGGAATTAACATTAAGAACTTACATAATGTCATTTTTGCATCTCCTAGCAAAAGTAGAATACGCAATTTACAAAGTATTGGTAGGGTTCTAAGAAAAGGATCTAATAAATTTAAAGCAACTTTGTATGATATTGCAGATGATTGTACAGTGACTCTACCAAACTTAGAGACAAAGAGAAACTACACATTGAATCATCTGGTAGAAAGAATTAAAATATATAATGAAGAACACTTTAACTATGATCTTGTAAGAGTATCGTTGAAGGAGAAAAAATGAAAAAAGAAGAAACCTACTTTGTTTTCAAATTGATCTCAGGTGAAGAGATAATAGCAGTCACCACTATGGACGACAGTGGTGTAGAACCTTGCTTCTTTATTGCCGAACCGCTAAAAGTAGAGTTAACTCATAAGGGTACAAACACATTAGTTAGATTAGTACCTTGGATAACCATTCCAGAAGAGGATGAGATATATCGTTTGTCATTTGATAAAATTATTACTTTAAAAGAACTAGATGCTGATCATGAGATGGTGTTAGCATATGATCATTATAACCTAGGAAGGAAAACGACGACCGCCAATCGGGTAGATATTAGTGAGAAGATGGGTAAACTAGGTACTATAGACACTGCTAGAGTGTCCTTAGAGAAAATATTTGTTCTTGATAAGTCTATTGATAAGCCAGGTATTTCAACTACAGTATGATCTTGAAACGCCCACAAGGCTATTGTACATGTATTTTGCATTGTTGTCAAGCTATGTTATAATATACACAGAAAGGTAAATATAATGCCACGAAAAAGATCCGATCATTATGTCAATAACAAGGAATTGTTAGAAGCAATGATTGTCTATCGCAGTAAATGTGCTATCGCTAAAGAAAAGGGGAGCGACCCACCTGCCATCAGTAACTATCTTGGCGAGTGTTTTTTAAAAATAGCAACTCACTTATCATACAAACCCAACTTTGTTAACTACATGTTTAGGGAGGATATGATAGGAGATGGTATAGAAAACTGCGTACAATACATTCATAACTTCGATCCTAACAAGTCTAACAACCCATTTGCATACTTTACCCAGATAATCTATTATGCTTTCCTCAGACGCATACAGAAGGAAAAGAAACAACTTGAGATAAAAACCAAGATAATAGAAAGAACTGGTTATGATCAGGTCATGGTAGTCGAGGACGGTGCAGGAGGCACAAGTTCGGACTATAATACTATTAAGGATAACATTCAGTATAAAAACACTAATAGATGAAGACAGCGATTATTACTGATCAGCATTTCGGTATGAGGAAAGGCAACCGAATATTCCATGATTATTTTAAAAAATTTTATGACACAGTATTCTTCCCGACGCTCGAAAAAGAAGGAATCAAAACGGTCATTGATATGGGAGATACTTTCGACAACCGTAGAACTATTGATCTCTGGAGTCTCGAATGGTCGAAAAAAAATTACTTCGATCGCTTGCGAGATATGGGCATCACTGTGTATACTATCGTGGGTAATCATACTGCCTATTACAAAAACAATAACTCAATCAATTCTATTGATCTTTTACTACGAGAATATAATAATATCATCACTATCCCTGACTACGCAGAGTATACGATTGGCGACACAAAATGTCTTTTCATAGGGTGGATGAATGAAGAGAACAGACCTAAGATAGAAAGAAAAATTAAATCATGTAAATCTAAAGTATGCTTTGGACATTTAGAATTAAATGGATATGCAGTATACAAAGGTTTTACCCAGAGTCATGGTGCTAGTGGTGATGCAGATATCTTTAATAAGTTTGAGAGAGTTTATACTGGACATTATCATACTAGATCTACAGATGGTACAGTTTATTACCTAGGTAATCCTTATGAGATGTTCTGGAATGATTGTGATGACACTCGTGGATTTCATATCTGGGACTCAGATACATATGAAGCAACTCCTGTAAACAATCCTCATAGGATGTTTCATAAAATTTATTATAAAGATACTCCTCATCAATTGTTTGATGCCACTCCCTATGCAGGTAAGATTCTAAAAGTCATAGTAGAGAAAAGAAGTAAACCAAAAGAGTTTGAAAAGTTCTTAGACAAACTTAACTCGGTATGTCCAGAAGATTTAAAAGTTATTGAAAGTGTAGACTGGAATCATGGTTATGTTCATGGAGAACAGTTTGATGCAGAGAATGAAGAAAATACTATCACTTTGTTAAATAGGTTTATAGAAGAAGCAGAGGTCGATCTTGACAAAGGTAGAGTTAAAGAACTTATCGGGGGACTATACAACAAAGCATGTGAGGTTGACTAATGTGGTTACTCACTGAAGAGGGTCGTCGTGAGGGTGCTTACGCAGTGAAAGATGCTGCAGGTGAGAAGGTCTTGTATATGTTTGAAGAGGAAGATGATGCAATTAGATATGCAGAGATGATGGAGGATGACAGGTCTAAAGACATGGATATTATAGAAGTTGACGAAGAGGTTGCAATAAAAGCGTGTGAGGTGTATAATTATAAGTATAGTATTATCACAAAAAACGACTTCGTAATACCTCCAAAAAAGGATGATTCGGTTCAAAAAAATTAAGTGGAAAAACTTCTTATCTACTGGTGACCAGTGGACAGAAGTAAAATTAGATGATGATGGAACCACACTCATTGTAGGAGCAAACGGTGCAGGTAAATCTACTGTACTAGATGCTATATGTTTTGTGCTGTTTAATAAACCATACAGAAAAATTACAAAGTCTCAGTTAGTCAATACAACTAATGAGAAAGGAACAGAGACAGAGATAGAATTTGAGATTGGTTCAAAACAATATCTTGTTCGTCGTGGTATCAAGCCGAACATTTTTGATATTGAGATAGATGGCAATATGCGTAACAAAGAAGCAGATGAT